AAACCGCAACAAGCTGATCGAACTATGACCGACGACGATTTCAAGCGCCTAGAAGGCAAAGTTGACAAGCTCGCCGACGCAGTGACCAAGCTGGTGTTGGTCGAGGAGCGGCTTTCCAATCAGGGCGAACGCATCGGGCGCGTCGAGCAGCGCGTGACTGCCGCTGAAACGCACGCCCAGAAGATCGACCGCAAACTGGAAATGTGGGTCAACCGAGGCATCGGCGTCTGGGGTCTGGCAGTCACGCTGTTCGCCCTCGTTCAGTACGGCTCAAAGCTGGTGGGGAAATAGCATGATCCAGGGTCTGGCGTTCTCACTCGGCGAGGGCGTCATCATCGCCCTGATCATCCTGTTGCTGTTGGCGGTACTGCGCAAATGAACCCACTCTTTCTCGCCCCACTGCTGGACATCGGCAAGACGCTGCTGGACAGATTCGTCCCAGACCCCGAGGCCAAGCGGCAGGCCGAGGCTGAGTTCCTCAGCATGGCCATGCAGGGCGAACTCAAGCAGGTCATCGCGCAGCTTGAGATCAACGCCAAAGAGGCCGCGCACCCATCAATCTGGGTTGCAGGATGGCGTCCCGGCGCGGGATGGGTCGGCGTTCTGGGCCTTTTCTACGCCACCATCGGACAGCCAGTGCTGGCTTGGGTCAGCGCGGTCAAAGGCTGGCCAGTGCCACCAGAGATGAACGTCGATCTACTGTGGGTGACGCTCTCAGGGATGCTCGGCATCGGCGGCCTGCGCACTTACGAGAAGGCCAAGGGGGTCGCCACCAAATGATCGTCGAGGACTGGGGCCAGTACAAGCATTTCAGCCGAGGCGAGTTCGCCTGCAAGTGCGGCTGCGGTCGCACCGAAATGCAGACGGAGTTCATGGGCCGCCTCCAGTCGCTGCGGATGATCTGGGGCAAGCCCATGCTGGTGACAAGCGGCTATCGCTGCGCCAATCACCCGTCTGAGCGCGGCAAGCAGCTACCCGGCACCGGCACGCACAGCCAGGGAATCGCTGCCGACATCGGCGTCTCTGGCGCTGATGCCATCTCGCTGCTGCGCCTGGCGCTGGATGCGAACTTCACTGGCATAGGCATCCAGCAGAAGGGCAACGGGCGATTCATCCATCTGGACATCCGAGAGCACCAGGCCCTGTGGTCATACTAGGGCGGCAATCAGCGCCGTCGTGGCGACCACGACGATGACCAGCAGCAGCGTGCGGATCAGCTCCCACACGATGTCCTCTGAGGACTTCTGACTGTCCGCGCCGAGGTCAGTGGCGGCTTCGGCTGGCGCAGGCGCATCGCTGAAAAGGTGATCTGGCTTGGTCATCGCTATCTCCAAAAGTGCTTGAGGTGCTCACCGCTTGAGCGGATCACCCCGTCGGTTTGCTCGGGCTTGGGTTTGAGGTCCGTCACGCGGTAGCGCGACTGGGTTTCGTTCGGCATCTTCAGGCCGGGTACAGCCTCCTCCGATGACACAAAGGTCTTGAAGCATCCGCCACAGGCGCGTCTACGGTAGACGAAGCCATCATGTGGGCGCGACTCCATAACCTTGGCCTTGGTCGTTTTGTTGCAGTGTGGGCACTTCACGTTTGATCTCCTCTGGAATCCGTGGCAAGGGTGCCCACCCGAGCCAGGATTTACTCTTCCCGTCGTATTGGCCGTAGACGGCCACCATCCCAGTCGTCAGCAGTTGGACTTTGCGAGACAGCGGGCAGGTCCGCATGGGCTGCCAGAAGTACTCGGTGTCCACCACGGCGGCCTTGTCAGCCGTCTCCTTGATCACGCCAGCGCCCCAAGCGCCCAGACGCTGTTGACCTTGGGGATGCGGTTCTTTGTGCGTGTTGCGGATCTCGGCTTTTCTGTGTCATGCGCTTTGCTGACACCGTACACCGCGTTGTCGTCGTAGGTCTTCCCAATGACTACGATTCGACCATCGACTCTGAGCCGATAGACAGCGGTTCTGAGGGCTCCGTGTTTTACGCCCGGGAAGAGCGCGGCGATCTCGCTGGTGGACATCGGCCCCATGTTTTTCAGCAGCTCGAACACGGCTGTGCGTTGTAGGGTCACACGCCCTCCTTAACGAACACCCCGTCCTCGCGCAGCGCGCCGCGTCGGTACTTGATCTGGGCGTAGGCGTGGTTCAGCGCTTCAACCAAATCGACGCCAGCGAGATCAGCACCAATTATCAAAGTGACAATTATGTCACCGTAGCTATCAAGAATCTCCGCGCGGTCGCCTCGGTGCAGCGCCGACAGCAGCTCGCCCAGTTCCTCGTGCGTCTTGATGGCCTGCGCCATCGCAGTCGAGTTCGGGATGATGCGCCGCGCCTCGGCCCAGCGCAGGACTTCCAGTTCGACCAGTCGGTAGTTTTCCATGTCAGTATCCGTGTGGTGCTGTGTGGGTTTCGTTTTCGATCAACTTCTCGATGTAGTGCTTGGCCTTGCGCAGATCATCCACGCCGCCTTTGTGCCGCCAGCGGCTCAGGTACTTGACAGCGTTGCCGTCGAAGTAGCCTAAGCCCCAGTCGCGGATGACGTCCCAAGTCTCGTACTCGAACTGCTTGTAGTGGACGCCGCCCACTTGCATGTCGTTCGCGCTCATTGTTCGCCTTTCAGCCAGCGCTCGATGGCCCTAGCAAAGTGGTGGTGATAAGTGCCGTTCTGGTGCCACAGGTCAGCGATCACCTCGTCGGTGAGATGGCGCGGCGTGCAGGTGTGGATCGTGTCACTGTCTGTGACCTTGCCACAGCGAGGGCATTTCATGACGTCCAGCGCTGGCGTCGGACAGGCGCACTTGTAGCTGTCGTCGTAGGGCGTCCAGCATATTCCGCAGACTTCTCGGCTCATGCTGCCTCCGCTTTGGCAATGACGTAGTCTGCTGCATCAGCGTCGCCTTGCAGGTCGTGTTTTTCTTGGAAGTACTTAGAGGCATAGCTGCCCCAATATTCAATAGCAAGGGCTGCCTCTTTCAACGCCTCCAGAAGTTCCTGATTCACCGCGTGCAGTCGGCGCAGTTCAGCGGCTTCAGCCTCAAAACCTCGCGCTTCTAAGCTAACTGCATATCCGAGAGCGTTAGGTTGTTCACTCATGGTTTAGTTCCTTCAGCTTGGCCTCGATGGCGCGGATCATTTGCAGTTGGTAGTCCGACAGGTAGCCGTACCAACAGTCTTCAATCTCCTCCTCCGTCAGCCCTCGCCACTCGCGGCGGGGTGCGTGAATGACCGGGCGCTCCTTTTCGCAGTATTCGCACACCGCCACCGGCTCCTGCTCCAGCTGCTCAGAGGTGTTGGAATCGAGCGTGACAAGCCCAAGACGCGCAGACTGGCATAGGACTTCTTCTACGTCACGAGCGCCGATGCCGTACCAAACATGGTATTTGTCACCCACGTGCTCGGCTACCGCTTGCAGCTTTTCTTCGGGCAGGTCGGCCTGCTCCGGCTGCTCCAGCGCGGTTAGTTTTGCTTCTGCTGCTTTAGCCCGCTCGGCCCACTCGTGGATCGCATCAACGTGCGCTTCATGCAGAGTGCATTGCTGCGTCTGGACATCGCCAACCCACCGACAGTTGCAGGTCTGCTCCGGCTGCTCCAGCGCGACGCGGAGGGCGGTGATGGCCTGTGTGTAAAAGATCGGCGCTTCAAAACGTATTGCGCCTCCTTCCAACGCCTCCAGCGCCTGCTTGGCGGCGGTTCGTAGGTCATTCATGCGTTCTTCTCCTTCAAAATATTTTCAATGCGCTCAATAATTTCAACGTATGTCCACTCTGAGAGTTGTTCATATTCGTCATCTGTCAGGCCTATCCACTCGCGACGTGCTGGTATGTCATATCCGGTCTGATCCATCATCACGGCACGGGCCAAGGATTGACAGGTTGGGCATGGCTTTGGCTCCTGCACCGGCTTGTCCAGCGACCAGTAACATTGCGGGCACACGTAGGAAACATGGCGCTCCGGCTGCTCCAGCGCGGACTTGAGGGCGGTGATGGCCTCGTTCAGTTTCCTGTGGTCCGAGAAGCTCATGTAGCGTGTGGCCTTGTCCAACGCCTCCAGAGCCTGCTGGGCAGCGGTTCGTAGGTCACTCATGATTTAACTCCTTTAGCTTGGCCTCGATGCCACGGGCAGCGCGTTCTTCCCGCGCGCCGTTTTTACGCTCCTCGGCCATTGCCAGCTTGATCGCAGGCATTGAGGCTGCGATGGCGTGCTTCTGGACAAGTGCAGCAAAGCGCTCAAGCAACTCATCAATCATGTGGTGTGTGTGGAAGATGCAGTTAGGCTGACGTCCCCTAGCCTTCTCATCAACAAGAAACCCAGCCTCTTGCGCCATGCGGCGAATGTCATCCCTGTTCATGCTTGCCCCCTTGCCCTAATGCTGCGTGCAATGCACCCGCCAAAGTTGGTGCTCGGATGCTCCTTGTCCCATTGCAGGGCGATCTGGGCGCAGGCTTCTCGTTCTACTGCCACGGATGCTTCAATCACATCGCGGATCTGATCGTCTTTGATCCTCAGTTGTTCCCACAGTTCTTCGCAGGCTTCTCGTTCCTTCGCGGCGACAAGGGCGGCGAAGCGTTCAAGTGTGCCTGAATGCAAGGGCCACCAAGTCGTTCCACCCCCAGCCTCCCGCGCCATGCGGATGATGTCGTCTCGTGTCATTGCCACAACCTCCTGACCCGCTCCCATTCAGCACGGTCGCAGTCCTGACCCAATGGCAGATACTGACTACCTTGCTGGCGCATCTCGTCGTCCCGCGCGAACTCGGCCTCAATGTTGATCTTAATAATCTCCCGAGTGGCGCTGTGTAGCGCGGGCCAGTGCTCGATCAACAGTTCGCAGAAGTCACCTACAGCATAGGTCATGCGGCCGAGGTAATACATTGTGGCACCCAGCCACAGAGTGATCTCTTGGGCTGTTTTCATTTCTTCTCCTTCACGTATTGAACGGCTATGCCTGTCCATTTGCGATCAGCAATTACACAGTGCATAGTGCGGTCATCAAACAAAACCCAATCCCCCGAGCGCATGTGCTGTGCGGCCTTGGCAACTTGTATCCACAAGTCACCATCTAGAAGCCAAAACACGTTGCGCCAGTTTTTTCTAGAGCCATCGCCGACAAATGTGTCTTCATGAGGATGTACGTTTTTTATTTTCAGACACACGTTAGTTTCAGGAGCAGGCATCCACCCGGCGATGTCTGGCATGTTGGAAATCAATTCGCTCGGTATTGATCTGCCGAAGCTTTCGTCCGCAACACGGCGCACTGCCCGCAGGAAGTCACGCGGCGGCGAAGCAGATCCATTGGCCTCGATCATTTCTTCTCCACTGGCACCCAGCCGAAGCGCCGCCAGGTAGCCTGCACGTCAGTGCGCCAAGCCGGCACGTAGTGCCCGCCATCGGTCAGGCGCCAGCTTGGCTCGGTTCTGCGAGGCCCCGCCAAGGCAGGTTCTGAAATCTGCTGTGAGTCGATTGCAGTGATGCGTCCTTGGGTGTCTTGCGTCCGAAGTTCCATGATGTCCCACTCCAGTAAGAGTATTCGAGAAACCCGTAGTGATCGCGCTGATACACGCCGATCCTTGCGGGCTGGTCGTCAGTGAACCAGTCTGTCAGATTCACCGATTCACCCCTTCTCGTTCGAATCGTTCGATCTCTGCCAAGTCATAGAAAATCTTCCACGGCCCGATGCGGACCCACTCGGGGCCTCGGCCGTCCCTGCGCCAGACGCGCAGGGTTTCGTGGCTCATGCGCAGTCGCGCTGCGGCTTCTTTGGTGGTCAGCAGCACGGGTGGTTTCGAGTCGCTCATCAGATCACTCCTTCATCTGCAGGCTCAACAGGTTCGGGTTGCTGCTCGGCGCGCAGTTCCTCGACGCGGCGCTTCGTGACAGCCATCACGCGCTCACGATCTGGGCCTTTCGGGATGCGGCGGATTTCGTCTCGCCACAGTTCCATGCCCTCGATGGTGGCGGTGGTCTTGATGCGCTCTATGAGCCCCTCGACATCCACGACGACCTCTGCCATCTCCAAGGGTGCCGCAGGCGATTCTGGGGCGTTCTGGCGCGGCTGGCGTTGCTGCGGCGGGTCCATGTCCTGCACCTCCTCAGGGGTGTAGGTGCCGACCACGACGCCTGGGAACACGGTGCGGATGCCTTCGGAGATGCATCGGGCGCGGAGCATCTGGCGAGGGTATGAGCGCCATGTCGGGTTCTTGGTGAGCCCGGCATCCTGCGCCATCTTGGTTGTCCACATGATTTCCACACTGCCGCCAGACGGGTGCGAGAACTTGCCGACGACCTTGGTATCGGTGTACTCACCCCACTCAACCCGGCCACCAGCGTTCTGGAACCTGGCCAGCATGGCGTCGGCACGCAGGGCGGGGCGGCCATTGATGATGTGGTAATCGCGTGCGGCGATTGCCGGGTGCAAACCCTCGGCCTGGGCGATGAGCATGAGGGCCATCGCTTGGTCGGGGTTCTTGACGCCGAACAGGCCGGACTTGGCCACGCTGATGGCCATGCGTTCGATCTGGTCTACGGGTACGAGTGCGGTCATAAGGGCTCCGAATCGGGGCGGTCTCCCGCCCCTGTGTGGTTACTGTGCGGTCTCGACGGCCACGCCCGCAGCCATCATCTCGATGATGTCGTCCTGCGTTGCCAGATCGACCGTGTAGCCAGACGTTACATGCTGCAGGGCCTGCAGGCGGGTGGTGGCGCGGACCAGGCGCTCGGACTGGTCGGGGTGGCTGACAACGTACACCTTGGAGGTGCGGGTGTAGCTGCGCTTCTTGGTTTCGTTGGTTTCGCTCATTTCTTGCCTTCCGCGAGGACTCTGAGAGCCTCGACTTGCTTGCCGACCTCTGACAGAAAAGACGAGACGCGACGTTCGAGGTCGGCGATGAACGCCTCGTCACGTTCGATGCGCTGAACATGCAACTGCAGTTCAACGGGCATACGGGGGTCGTAGGAAACGAAGTCGCACCAGTCGCGGCCGGTGATCCACATCTGGCCCTGAATCTGAGCGGTGTGATGCTCGGGCATACCGTTCAGCAGGGTGTCGATGTGGACGCCGGTGTTGAACGGGCACTTGATCTCAAGCAGGCCGTCCCAGTACACCAGGCCGTCAGGCGAGCAGCCTGCCATCAGGGTGTCGTGAGCGACGAAACCGGTTTCCTGAACCTCGATGTCCGCGTGGCGCTCGTAGGCTAGGCGCGCTGCGGCCTCCTGCTCGGTGCCCCAGTTCATGGCGGCAGTGGTGAAGCGTTGTACTGGTTGCTGCGTCAGGCGCTCGACAACCAGTTCGGTCAGGTAGTCCTGCTGGGCCTGCGCCGGGTTGCCGTTTTTTAGCGTGGCCATGACGTCCTTGAACCGGGACGCCGTGGCCTTGCCGAGGCGGGCTTCAAACCAGTCGTCGGTACGCTGATCTGCGGTTTCGATGATCATTGCTTCTCCTCAACGAGTGTCATGCCCTCTGCGGACGGAAACAGCGTGATGGTCATCAGTGATCCGTCCGCCATGCGGATGCGGATACGCCGCCAGGTGGCGTCGTTGTGGGTCTCGCTTTCGCAGATCGTGATCGTTTTCACGTCGTGCATACTGAGTTCGCCTGCAATCATGGTGTCTCTCCGTGTTGTGGAGCCCGCAGTGTAATGTCAGATACCTTCGCGTATACCGATGTCCCACTGATTCACGCGGGATTTTGAGGGATGGGGCGGGCGGGACTATGATGCGCGTCCCTTTTGGAGGAACCGCATGATCGATGAAAACGACCCCCGCCTCATGCACCTGAGCGAGGATCTGAGACGCAGAATCGCCCAGCACGCGCACGACGACGCCGGGTGCCTGATCTGGCACGGCCCGTA